GCAAGCAGCACAGGGAAATGCAATACTTATTAACAATCCTGTACAGCGTCAAATACAACAAGGCGAACTGATTAGTGGCACAGGTGTTGATGCTACTAAAGCTGCACAAGTAACTGCACAGACAGATGCTGCTGCTGCACAGGCTAATCCATCTGCACAAACTATGGTGGCTACACAGCTTGACGGTTTGATGCAGCAGTTTCAAGGCGGTGCTACACCAGCATGGGCTGCAGGGGCTATGAGGGCTGCTACATCGTCTATGGCTGCTCGTGGGTTAGGTGCATCATCTTTGGCTGGTCAGGCTATTGTACAGGCTGCTATGGAGTCTGCAATGCCTATTGCAATGGCAGATGCACAGACAGTAGCCAAGTTTGAATCGCAAAACTTATCTAATAGGCAGCAATCAGCAATGCTGGCTGCAGAGCAACGTGCTAGGTTTATGGGCCAAGAGTTTGACCAAGCCTTTCAAACAAAGGTAATGAACGCTAGTAAGATTAGTGACATTGCCAATCAGAACTTTACAGCAGAGCAGCAGGTACAGCTAGAAAACTCACGTGCTGCTAATACAATGAACCTGCAGAACCTGTCTAACTCACAGGCTCTTGTAATGGCTGAAGCATCTGCACTAGCACAGTTGGATACAGCTAATTTAAGCAATCGTCAGCAAGCTGCAGTACAGAACGCACAAAATTTCTTACAGATTGACATGGCTAACTTGTCTAATCGCCAGCAGACTGAACTGTTCAAAGCACAGCAGCGTGTACAGGCAATGTTTACAGATCAAGCTGCAGAGAATGCTGCAAGACAGTTTAACGCTAGTTCACAGAATCAAGTTGACCAATTCTTTGCAAGCCTTGCATCTCAAACTTCACAGTTTAACGCAACACAACAAAATGCACAGTCACAGTTTAATGCAGGTCAAGCTAATACTATTGAGCGTTTTAATGCTGAGTTGAATAATCAGCGTGACCAGTTCAATGCACAGAACCAGCTTGTGATTGCACAAAGTAATGCACAGTGGCGTAGGCAGATTGCCACAGCAGATACTGCAGCTATTAATCGTGCTAACGAACTTAATGCTTCAGCAGTGTTGGATATTAGTAAGCAAGCATACAGCAACTTATGGAACTACTATTCAGATACGATGGAGTGGGCATGGACATCTGCTGAAAATCAAATAGACCGTGTTAACGCTTTGGCTATTGCAGAACTGGATGCTAAGACACGTAGCACAATTGCAAATGAGCAATCTTCTGGTGCTGCTGGTAATGCTATCGGTGGCTTGATTGGCACACTAGGTTCTGCATGGATTATGTCGGGTGGCCTTTGCTGGGTTGCCCGTGAAGTGTATGGCAAACAGAATGTACAGTGGTTTATCTTCCGTACATGGTTACAGTATGATGCACCAAAATGGTTTAAAAAATTATACATGACACACGGTGAAAATTATGCTAAACTAATAGCTAAAGTACCGCCATTAAAATGGGCAACTAAGAAACTTATGGATATGGTAGTAGAAAAAAAGAAGGAGAAGCATAATGTCTCGTGCGCTTACTGATATAGTTAAAGCATATTACAATATGGATATTGAAAATATGCCTAGCGATAAGCCTGAAAAACCTACAGGTGGATTGCTATCTAAAACAACCGCAGGTAACAAGATGAGTGAGGGTTTAGATTTATCTAATCCAGCAGTTCGTGTAGCAAAACAAATGCAGGTTATACGTAAACACAGGGGTGAAATAAAAAATGGCTGAAGAATTTTTTGATGCTCCTATTCCCGGTATGTCACTAACGCATGAGTTAGGGGCAAGACCTTGGCAACAACCATCACAGTTTTCTACTGTAGATGAAGCCATTGAGTATTATATGGCAAGCATGACAACAGAAGAGTTTATGGATCAGATTATTGAAGTGTTAGAATTAGGAGTTCCTGTAACCTCTATTGCTAATAGTATGCAACTGTCTAGCGTTATGGAAGGTAAACATACTGTAGATGTAGGTATGCTTGTAGTGCCAATACTTATGGAATTAATTATGTTGTTAGGTGATAGTGCAGGTATTGACTATGAAACAGGTTTAACTAATCCTGATAAAGATAAGCCACGTAATTCAGCGTTAGCTAAATACGCAATGGAATATAAAAAGAAACTAAATAAAGTAGATACTGAAGAGTTAAAGAAAGACGAAGAGTCTGATATAGAAGAACCTAAAGGTTTAATGGTGAGGAAGAAATAATGGGATTATTTAGCGGCAGTTTTGGTAGAGGTCTTTTAACTGGTTTTGCATCTAGTGTCGATAAATCTATGCAGGACGCTTTAGAAAGACGTAATAGTGAACTTAGTGAAGCACGTAAGTATATAAAAACTAGAAACGCTGCGAAAGAAGATGCCTATCAAGCAAGAAAGTTAAAAGTTGACCAAGAAAATAAAGAAGCCTTTGAACTACTTGCAACAGAGTTGGGTGGAGATGTTGACTTTACAGCAGCCGCCTTTGAAAGATTAGGTAGTGCAGAAAAGGTAAAAGCATACTTAGCTAATGTTGATAAAACAAGAGCAACTTTACAGCCGGGACAAAAATACGATGCGGCGGCTGATTTTGAAGGTTATGTCAGAGGTGAAACACCCATTACTCAATCTGCTTTTCTCGCAAGTAAATCTCCTGAAGCACCCGATCTTACAGTAAGTTCGTCTATGTTTGAAGTAGATGACCCTATTGGAAGACTGTTTGGTAGAGAAGGACAAGCTGCAAAAAGAGCAGCAGATAGGATGAATGCAAGCGTAGCCAGCACTGCATCTGCTGCACGGCCTTCTCTTACAGGCATGGGTAAAGTCAGTGGCTTAGACTTTACTAGGCAGGTTGCTGCTCAAGAAGCTGGGTTTGCAGCTACTGAACGAGCAAGAGACACACAACGATTTGATATGGAAGTAGGTGCGTTTGACCAAAACGCTAAACGCATTGACCAAGCTATGCAGATTGCTGACGCCGCTGAAGCACGTGCTAACAGAAAAGAGGCTACAGATGCAGACCAACGTGCTAGAGACAACGCCCGTCAAGACGTAGCAGACTTACAGAGGCAGCAGCAACTAGAACGTGAAGCTGAAAATCATATCTTGAGTAAAAGAGCAGCAGAGCAAGGTATTACTCTAAATGAGTTGAAAATACAGAAAGAAAAATCTCCACCAGAGTTTAAAGACTTTGAGGAAATGTTTGTGTATGCTGAACAGAAGTTGGCTCAAGGCGGTCTTACACCACAACAACGTAATGATTTTGATGCACTAAGACAAAGTGCGATTGATGGTACGCAAGCGTGGAAAGAAGCTAACCCAGAGGCTGATGATGATGCCCAGTTCTCCCCACAAAGTGTAAACGCTGTATTTAATGCGCAAATTAAAAGAACTATGGGTAAAGCAGGATTATATGATGGTGTAGCAGATAAAGTTAAACAAATAACAGAAGGTAATGCCGAATCTTATTTCGATAACTTTAATCAGGCTATAAATGCCGTAGAAACTACGTATGGTACAAGTGACGAAACTATGCGTAATGCGATAGAGGCACAAGAAAATGTACTTGCACAAGATGTAAGGGCATTTATTGATAAACAGTTGGCTATACCTGCACAAAAATCCAAGCGGTTAAAAGTATTTGATGGTTCCCCAGATGAATTGATAGATAATGCCTATACTGCTAACGCTTATTCAAAGGGAGATATTGTGCAGTATAATGAAAATGGCGTTACTAAATACGCTATATGGACTGGTAGAGATTTATATGACGGGGACTACTAATGTCTTCTTTACGAGAACAACTAAAACTAAAGAGGCAGCAGTCTTTTACTGATGATGCTTTATCATCTGATATTCAGGATGATGAGGAAGAAGGTCAAAGTCTTAAAGATAAATTAAAGGCTAGGAGACTACAGGCAGCACAAGCAGAACAAGATGAAGTTGTAACTGCCCCCGACACTACTGTAGTATCTTTAAAAGACAGACTAAAAGCTAGACGACAGGGGCAGCAATTAGATACTGCTGTCTCAACAGAGCCTGTAGATACAGGTGAAGTACCTGAAGGCTTTAAGGCTGTTCCTCAAGTACCTACTGGTGATGCACCAGAGGACTATCTCCCCAAACTAGAACCCATTGATGCGCCTACACCAACAGTGTCAAAACAGACTGACTCTGCGTTTAACTATGCCCGTACTGCAAAAACAGCAGAGGAACTTAGTAATATTGGCAGTGTAATACCAGAAAACTTTATAGAGGAATCTATAGCAGAACCTTTCCAGCCTATTGTAGAATGGATTGGTAAAGCAGCAGGTAAAGACATTAGAAATCTAGCTGTAGCTATGGAAGCTGTGTCGGACACTACTGCTAATGTTGGGGTAGCCTTAACTAAAGGATTAAAAGCTGTCGGAGTTGACATACCTTTTGAGGACAGAGTAGGCGGTGAGAAGTTTGCTGGTGATATGGGTATGATGTTAGAAATGATGGAGAATATGGTTCCCGGTGCTTCAGCGGCTATGCGTCCCGTAAGAAAACTATTTAGAGAAGCCAAGCAGACAGCCAAGTTAAAAGCAAGGGGTGAGAAAGCCCGTGCTAAACTACTTGACCGTAAGATGAACATCAACAAGGCCAAGGAAGCTACAGCAGAAGAGATAGCAACTAAGACGGCACGGGCTGAACAAGTTGCGGCGGAGAACGTAGACTTAAAGAATGAACTTATTGTAGGCTTTGAGGAACAGACAGGCAAGACTATCTCAACTGTAGTAGATGGTGTGCGTGTAGTTGATGATGAACTAGCACGTAAAGCTGGTAAAGAAACTGCTGAAGAGATAAGTTTTAAAGAAACTAGAAGTGAGACAGCTAGAGCGTTAGGTCTTGGTGATGTCGAGGCTGATGATGCAGCTAAACTAGCTGGCGTTGGTGATACACTTACTGCGCCTATACTCAAGCCAGAGAAGCTAGATGGTTTAGTTGCTGCAGCATCTGACCTAAAGACTAAGTATCCTACAGCGTTTGATAATGATAAGACTGTAATAGATAACCTACTTGACCTGACTATCAACAAAGAATTGATAGCGGGTGACGAACTCATCGACACACTGAACAAGTACAATGTATCCTTTGAGGATTACATTCTTACTGTTGTAGGGTCTGGCTCAGAGGCAGGTAAAGTACTCAACAAGCTGTCTCAGATTAAACGTGCAAGGCCCCTAAATGAGATGCAAGACTTGCAACGTGCAGCTACACAGGCACGTCAAGGTGCTATACGTAATAACATTATGCGCCTAGAAGGTATACGCCGTGGTGGTCTGGTGTCTCAACTTGCTACCGCTGCACGTAACCTACAGTCTGCAGGTATTCGTTCACCCATGGATTCACTAGGTAACGTAATGGATACTGCTTTATATAATATGGGCGAAGCAAAAGGTGTGGGTGGTAAGGCTGCTGCTGGTGCTAAGTCTCTTATCAGTAAAGAAAACTGGAAGGATAGCTTTGCCAATATGAAGTATATGTTTGGCCCTGAAAACAGACAGGATGCCAAAGATTATGTTGACTTTATCTTGGATAGACCTGAACTAGCCAAGCAGTTTGACCTTATGTTTAACCAGCTTAACGAATTACAGGCGGCTACTGGTAGGGGTATGGCACGTAAAGAGCAAGTAGATAATTTTATAGAGGCGGCTAGACAACGTGCCAAAGACACTAAAACAAAATTTGATTTAAAGAAAGCTAGACGGGAAGCTGAAGCGGCTGCTGATGCTACACCAACATTAGGTAAAGGTGTAGATACAGTGCTATCTGAACTAGAGGATGGTGTCAGCGTACTAAACAGTGCTAACCGCTGGCAAGAATACCTTGTACGTAGGGGTGCATTCCTTGGTGAACTAGAACGCCTAGTCAAGCGTGAATATAAGATTGATTTAATTGACACGTTGAATGATGGCAAGATTAAAGACTTGCTCAATGATTCAACTACAGTGCGTCCTAAAGGGGCTAGGTCATTCAATGAACTGGTAGCTGATGCTACTAACAATGCACTAGATGTAACCTACGCAAAGCAGCCTGACATCGGCGTGTTCAGAGAAGCTACATCATTCATTACTCGTAATGGTTTGACTGTTGTAATGCCATTCCCACGTTTTATGTTTAACTCAATGGAGTTGATGGGTAATTATGCGGGTGGTGCATCTATACCCTTGACAAAAAAGATTATGGGTCAAATACCTAAAGGCACTAAACTATCCGCTAAAGATAGACAACGTATCTCACGTAACCTAGTAGGTATAGGCGCAGTTGGTGCAGCTTACATGGCTCGTAGTGGTGAGGATGCACCTGCAGACTATAAAGAGATTAATGTAGGCGATGGTACAGTGATGGATACTACACCACAGTTTCCGCTACGTCAGATGCTATACTTAGGTGAAGCAACTAAGCGTATAAAGGATGGTACGTTTGATGACTTTTGGAATGGTAAAGAGTTCGCAGAAACATTCTTGGGTACTAATATACGTGTAGGTGTAGGTAATAGCCTTGTAGATGAAGTGGTACAGCTTGCAGGTGACTCTGACTTAACTAGAGATGAAGTTGCAGCAAGGCGTGTAGGCCGTGCGTTAGGTAACTATCTATCTACTTGGGCTGTACCGTTTGCACAGATAATTGACAGTGAACGTGCGCTAGGTATACGGGGTGAAACATACAAGGATGTAGCACAAGACCCTACACTAGAGTTTGGTTCTACATTTGGGAAGGAAGTTAAAAGACCTTTTGATGCTCGTGGTTTTACAACGTCGCCAAAAGAAGAAGCAGACTTTCCTAATCGTGAACGTCTATTCCAAGACGAATCAAGTAGAGTAGCTTCAGCATTAAAGGTTGGGTTAGGGCTTACCTTGAGAACACAAGATAGTGAAGAGGGTGAATATATTAAACGCCTTGGCTTAACTGAGTTTGAGTTGGGCAGCACATCTAAAGTACCTAGTGTACGTAGATTTGAGAATGAACAACTACGTAGCATTATACCCGGCATTGTGTCTGCTGCACAGGCTTATGAAGAGGCATCTCGTGAGACATATAAAAGTAATACAGAACTACAGAAAGAAATGACTGAGCAAGAGTTTGTTAACAGTCGTATCAGACCATTAATAAAGTCTCAAATCAGAGCAGCTAAACAAGAGTTAACTGATGGTAACACAATTAACTCAGAAGCACCTGCTTACATTGAGGCAATGACTGCATACCGTAGGCTACCAAAGGATATACGTAAAAATGCGGCATCAGAGTTTTTGTTAAGTCGGGGTAGACCTGCTGATGGTGCTAGTGTGGAAGACTTATTTGCCCTTGCTGAGTATGGTAAAGCATTAAAGGATGCGTACAGATAAAAAAAAACAGGGGAATCAAATCCCCTGCTCCTTTACTAATACATGCAACAAATACATATATAGCATTGCTACAATACCTAATAGTATCATCGGTTATCGCCATCACCTTGTAGACGATTCCTAGCTTTCCTATCCGCCAGTTTCTCCAAGTTGTCTTCCATGATTTTACCAAGGTTCACTCCTAACTCTTGCGATAGTACAGCAATGTACCAACAGACATCACCTAGTTCCTTTGTAATCTCTGCACGTTTAGCTGGGTTATCACCATCACGTATCAGCTTCTTAGCCTTGTTAGCAATCTCACCAGCCTCACCTGTCAGTCCTAACGTCAAGTACGCTAGGGCTGTTTCTTTTGGGAAGATGGCTGTAGTACATGCTTTACTTTGGTATTCTGATGCTGTTATGCCACTCATTTGTTTCTCCTTCATCCACTGTTTAGCTTCTTGCTCTAGCTTCATTTGTCTGTACCTTGTTTAGCTGCTCATAGTAGGCATCATTCCAACCACGCTGCCACTCACGTGCTTGCATAGTATGGGTGTCCATATTAGGACGATGCTCTAGATATACGCCCTTCTTATTAAACCTGCCACCATGCTTAAATGCTTCATATCCCCACTGGTATTGAATACGCAGCGGAGCATCGTACTTACTTAATCCATTACGCCGCATCTACTAACTCCTTTTTGAACTCATTGAACAGTGTCTTTGTTTGATGGTTGAATATCTTGATAGCTTTTACATTATCAATCTTAAACCATTCACCCTTACGTTCATCGGCAAAGTGCTGGAATATCTTATGCATCTCAGCTTCTTTACTGTGTCTATTGTCTGTCTCAAGACGGGCGATGATACGGTAGTCACGGAATGGTGAGGATGTTTGGTATCCGTTACAGCGGTCATCAGCATTGACTGCCTTACCTACCTTTACCCATCCTAGCCATGCGTCATTGACAATGGCGTACACTTCCCCTTCTTTTGTAGATTCAATCTGTTCATGTGACCATGCATCATCAAGTGACTTGTATCTACCTGCCTTCCACAAAGGATGAGATCGTGGGATATACTTACCATTGACCCACATACGCCGTGCATTCTTTGTTTGGTATTGTTCTAAGCGTTCCCGCTTACCATCACTGGGAATGTACCACCATTCTCCATCTTCAAATACTGTCTTAGCTGTCTTCAGTACGCTTTTCGTCATAGGATTTCTCCTTTTCTTTTTGTTTCAACCACTCTTCTCTGCAAGGGTGATGAACAGGTGGGTTATGTTGCACCCACCCGTCACCTGTCTTCCATACTACACTCATGCTGCGTTCAAGTCAACTACTTCACAAACGCCAGCAGTACAAGCCAACTCACGTCCACCTGATGTAGTATCTTCCTTCTCAAACTCCTGAAGCATAGACCAGTCTACGTTCTTTGGCATCTTAGCTGCCCACTTTTTGTATGTGTCAGCATCAATGTCCTGATAAGGTGCTTGCTGATATGTATGCTCACTGAATGGCAGGAAGCTGATACCGCTGACCTCATCAAAGTGTTCGTAGACCCACGCACCTACAGCCATCCATTCATTCTCTTTTACAGAGATGGTGACTGATGGTTTGTGTTCACACCAGTGACGCTGATAAGTCAGCCACAGTTCAAGCTGTTCAATGGCTGTCATACCTGTGCGTGTCACTGCGTTCTTAGGTGACTTCATAGGGAAGCTAAACACTGTCGTTGAGTCGGGCTTCATTACGTCAGGTTCAGCAGGTATATCCTGTGAAATCAAGAACTGTGTCAATGGGTCTTTGTTATCCCCACGGACAGTGCGAATGTAGTATGGGTTGTGTCTGGCGTGAATGCCACTAGCACTATCTACAAGCTGCGATACCGTACCACTAGGCTTGACACAAGTGATAGCAGCAGACTGCTCAATGCCAAGTTCAAATGCCATAGCTGCATTAGCTTCAATGGCAGTGACACGCAGCATCTCAAGTGTATCTGCTACTTGCTTGCCCTTGTGTAGTTCAGCACAATCCATGATGCCTGTCAGGGATACACCAAGCAAGCGTTCCTGCTCTGTATTCTGCCGCCAAATCTTACGTAGGTAACGAAAGTTTGTCAGTGTAGATTGGAATGTACCTAGAATAGTGGCAAGGCGTACCTTCTCTTTCAATGATGCCAGCGTGTCCGTTTCACGTGCAACAACCTCTGACAAGTTACAGAACTGGTATGGACGTAGGATAATCTCAGAGCAAGGGTTGCAACCAAAGTCTTGGTCAGCATCACGCCTACCATTCTTAGCTGCTTGCTTCCTAGCTGACTCACGATTGAAGATACCACGCTCACCTGACTTACTATCATACAACGACAACCACTCACGCATGAATGTACCCATCTCTGGCTTCTGCTTGTACGCTACAGAGTTATTAGCCAGCGCACGTTGACCTTCATTCTCCCACCACTGACCTGACTTGGCATGAGCCATCTGGTCATCATTAAGATTAGACAATGAAATCAATGCGCTACGGCGTACGCCACCAACCACAACAACTTCACCAATCTTGCACATGATGTCGTGACACTCGATTGGATACAGTCTGCGACCTGCTGCACCTTTGAACTTCTGTATGACAAACTCAAATAGTTCAACTAAAGGCTGTGGGCCTGATGCACGACCGCCGAATGTCTTCAGTCTTGCACCTGCAGGGCGAACCTCACTCACATCAAACTTTGGAACTTGTCCAGCATATAGCATGAAGATAAGTTCCTTCAGTGACTTTGCCCAACCGGGGCGGCTGTCACCTACCTTGATTACTGTGTCTGTCTCGTGAAACTCTTCATTTACCATAGGCAGCTTCTCAATGTTATGACGTTCTACACTGAAGCCTACACCTGTACCACACATGAGGATGTACATAGTCTCATCAAACGCACGTGGGCTATCCACTGGTACGTATGAACAGTTGTATCCACCCACATGGCAGCGGTCTAGTGCTGGTCCTGCAGTCATCAACGCCCTCATGCTAGGCATGATAGACTGATTGAGTACGGCTTCTTCTAGTTCCGCCCTCAGTGTATCTGGTAGCTTGTAACCGCAATAGCTACCCAAGTGATTAGCCATATAATCAAAATATCTTGTAACTGTTTCACCCCATGTCTCCCTTCGTTGCTCATCTTCTTTCCATCTTGCATAGCGTGAAAGGGCTATGAAGTTCTGGTAGTCTGTTGGTAATGTATTGCTAATCATCTCTTACTCCGTTATCGTTCTAATGTTTCTAATACTAGCACCGTCAATATCATAAAAGTATTCTTGGATGCTTTCCTCTAATTCCTCGCCCACCTGCCCATCAGCAGGGACGGGATACTCTTCCTCGTCAATATCAATTGTAATGAACATCTTAACTCGCATCTGCCATTACCTCTTCAATCAACCTATCCAGATACCATCTGGCTTTCTGCAAATCTTCAATGGGTTTATCCTTGTAGTCAAAACGCCATAGATATTTCATAATGTTACCCTGCAGGTAATACTTGAAGCCGCCGTCTGTGGCTGCACTGATAGCGTCAATACATTCAATGCCTGTCTGATTATAGTGTGGTGGACTGTTGACCATATCCACGTTACCATAAATCTCTTTACCTTCCTGCTCTGCTAAATCTGCCCATTTAGGATTTAACTCTGCTGCTTTGGCTTTCATAAACTGTTCGTGCTTCATCATGCTGACCCCTTTGTCCTGCTGTTAAAGTTAAGGTGTACTACATTACCATCATAGGTCTTTTCCACACCCGCTTCTTCCTCCAGTTCTACATCAATATCCATCTCGTTGTCAATAACTTTTGTGACATACTCGTGAACAATATTGCGTAGTTCCTCTACCTCTTCCATGACAGGCACAGCAGCACACATCATCTTAGCAAAGTGCATGACCTGATAGTAGTCGTCATCATCAAGAGGATTGTCAGGCATAGCCATTATAGATATATCAACTTCGCCTGACCACTTACCATCGTTATCAGCGAATGGTCTGACACGTATAAGGAAGTCCTCGTTTTGTATTTCTTTAGATAGTTTATCCATCATATTCATGCTTATCTCCTTTTTACTTTCGTGCCGCCAAACTTAATAAACTTTGGATGCTTGTTTTTACCCTTCTCCTTCAGCCACTCTTCCGGGATAATCCTGTCGTAGTATCTGAAGCCGTGCTTGATGCACCAGTCTGCGTATGAAGACTTAGCACCCTTGCTTAGTTTAGCCTTGCTGTTAGTAAACACAAAGCGTATGTCCAGCTTGGGATGCTGCTTCTTAATAGCTATATGCTTTCGTCTATCTGCAGCCATGAACCTGCCCTTTGTCTCAATGATAATACCATTGTCGAGAACAAAGTCAGGGGTATAGGTGCGGTAGGCTAGGTCTTCCCATTCAATCTTGATGTCCTCGTAGCCATATTTGACCTTGTTTTCATCAAGATAAATGGATAGCTTGTATTCTAGCCCACTGCGATACCCATGTCGTATTGCCATACGCCGTGCCTTATGGAGCAATTACATCTCCAATGTAGCTGACGGTAGGCGGATTCTTGGCCTGTGACATTACAGATGGACGCTCAGTAAGACTATCCCAACAATCGTGACGGTAGTTACAAAATCTGCATCCATCATTAAGGACTTTATTACCTGTGGGCTTGCCACGAAAAGTCTCAGGCACTGGTTCAAAACATCTTTCAAACTTGTTCTCCTTTACTTTATCTACGGTATTTTTAATCTTGGATACTTCGGTATCCACGTCAAGACCTGTAGCTGGTACATACTTGAACTGACCATTGGCTTTGTTGACTACCCACCAGCCACCCGCCTTCTTGTCTGCAGCTTTAGCATAACCAGCTAACTGAGCCACATACCCGAAGCCATCACCGCTGGCAAGAGTGTCATAGGATTCAAACTTGTTTCTATATGACCAGTCTGAAGCTGATTTAATATCATCAACTGCACCATCAATGATGAGGTCATAAGAACCAGAAACGCTATCGTCACCAAGGTCAAGAGAAACTTTATCGGTGTCTTCATACTTAACTCCTGCTTCTTTAAGGATGCCTTTGAACACTGCTTCAACAATGTCACCAATCATCATGTTCATTACGAATGTTGTCGGAAAGGGTAACGCTACCTCTGGCTTGTTCTTGTCATACCAGAGTTGGCAAGTTGGCCTACCTACGTTTGACATACGTAGACCGAACTTGTCACGCTTGTTACCCCCACCGAACTGACGTGCTGCCGCAGCCATCACATCAAGACCAATCTGTGTGATTGTCCGTTGTGACATACTTGATTTGCCTGTTACGGCATTCTCAAGATACTGATGCAGTGCCAGTTCAGCAGGATGGTTCATTATGCTACCTCTTCTTCAAACTCGACATCAACCACACCGTCAATGTCTACTTCATCCAAGTCCATATCGTTTTTACTTGACGCTTTCTCTGCGTAAGTATTGATGATGTACTCGTTGTAGTTAGTAACCCACGACATGAAGTCAGCAAACTTTGTCTGGTCATCCTGTGTGAGTTCCACTGTGTTAGTGATGTCCAAGGATGTAGTAGGCAAGTAGAAGCTATTACCGTTAGGCAGCTTACGCTCTTCAGTATTCAGCGTAACATTGTGCTGCACAGGAAGACGTTTCATCTTGGCAAGCTGTGTAAACACACCACCAATAGTCTTGAAGGCGTCACGATTCTCTACTTCCCAGATGAATGGCGTAGCTTCTAAGTCTACAGGATTACCATCCGCATCCTTTGGGTTAACCAACTCAACTGTACCAAGCACTACACGTACACGCTTGATGGAACGGATGAGTTCCTTAGTAGCATCTGGCAGGGACTTGAAGTCTTCAATCCAACCAGAAGGCTTACCACAGTTGAAGCCGCCATCGTTATCTTTCAAGTCCATGTTAAGCGTATCAGCCATAACAGTCTTGACGTAACGATTAGGTGTGCCACCATTGCCCATCACAAACTTCTTGTACATGAAGCGTTGTAGGAATGGACGCATTACTGCCGACTCTGCATAGTACGTAGGGCCATCAGGAATCTCCAGCTTGTATGTACCACCCTTGACCTTGATGGTATCCGAACCAAGGATAGGTGTGTGGTTGATGCGCAGACGAGCAAGGAACATACCCTGTTTCTTCTGTGCAGGTGCCTCGTTAGCAAGACCCATAGCCTTTGCCATTTCAGCGTAGTTATTAGTATCAATCGTTGTAATATCGTTCATGTTTATTAACTCCTTTTCAGTTGTAAGATGCATAGTTATATCAGATTACGTCCTTCACGTCAAGCCAATTCGGGCCTATTTTTGCCTCTAATAATAAAGGCACATTGAACTCAACACCCCAGCGTTGGGTGATGAGATAAGGTAGTGCATCATTAGTCTGCTGTATGACATTGATTACCTGCGCTTCTTCGTCAGGATGTATGTCAATAACAATACTGTCATGCACTGAGTTCACTATACACGATTGCATACCCTTGAGCAAGCTATCAATGTGCAACAATGCAATAGGCACTATGTCTGCTGTAGCAAACGATTGCACAGGGTAGTTCTTAATCTGTGTAAAGTGTGAGACACGTCCAGTGTGCTTACGCACCACATCAGGGAACGCAAACTCACGACCACTGGGCGTGGTAATCTTTCTTGTGTTCACAGCCTCTTTAGCCAGTCGGGAATGCCAATCGGCAACACCTTGGTATTTGTCTGTGAAGTGGGTGTAGTACTCTGCTTCCGCTTTTGTTCTGCCGTAGCCTGTCGCACCGTAGAGTGGCGCAAACGTGTGAGCCTTCGCATCCTGTCTACTCGTAGGTTGACCAGCATCACTAATAACTTTAGCGGTATATGAGTGTACATCAAATCCAGTAGATACTTCTTCAATAGCAACCTCATCTTGTGATAGGTAGGCTGCAGCACGGAACTCTAACTGTGCGAAGTCAGCTTCCATTACCTTGCCACCAGCAAATCGTGACACAAATACTTTCTTCACAGGAAACGTGCCGCCACGTGGCATGTTCTGCATGTTAGGGTCAGCACCAGAGAAGCGGCCTGTAGCTGTACGATGCTGTAACAAACGTACATGCAGCTTACCGTCTTGCTTTGTGTATGTACTAATGCCCTCAACAAAGGATGATAGGTATGTGTCTACTGCACTGAGCCTACGCACTTTGTATAGGAAGTCAACAGCGTCATTCATACCACGCTGCTTGGCAGCAGACTCTAGTAACTCTAGGTTCTGCTTGCTTGTGCTGAAACCGTTGGCACTTGCCCACTTAGCTGAAGGTGGCTTAAACTTTAGCCCCGCCAAGTCCACACTAGGTATAAGAAGATAACCAGCCCCATCACAGCGTGTACATTTATTTGTTCTAGCAAATGGTGTTCCATCTTTTTTAACCTTTCGTATTTGTCCAGTACCATTGCAGTCACTACACTGCTTTGCATTGGTCTTGTATATCTTCTCTGTGCCGCCAGCAATCAGGCTGCGGAAGTCTGCATCATCCATGTATGGGTCAATAGCGTTGCCCCAATACGGCTTGTCAACAACCTTACGACTGTAGATAACCCAAGACAATTGCTCTGGGCTGTTGAGGTTGATAGGTGTGTCACCCATCAGCTTACGCACATGAGCCTGTAGGTCATCGGTCAGTTGCCGCTTCTCATTCTCAAACTCCTCACGCACCTCATCCAACTTAGATAAGTCTACAGCAAAGCCACGCTGATAGATACGTGACAGGCACACAGCTACCTGATTAGTCAGGTCTACTGTACCACGTAGGCCACTGTCTGCTGGTGTATTCAAACGATACATCAGCTTGTCAGCAAGTTGCTGCGTAGCATGAAGGTCAGCAGACAGATACTCAGACAACTCATCATGTGGTATGTCACGAGTACTGTAGCCCTGCTTGAAGTATTCCTTCAGTGTGTCCTGCTTCTTGGTGTCCAACTCATAGCGTTCTGCACAAGCCTCAAGAGATAGCGGCTCTTTGATACCACGCTGCAGAACATACTCTGCCAGCATCGTGTCAAATACTGCGCCATCGTACTTGAAGCCTGACTCCCATAGCCACAGCAAGTCATGCGCTGCATTGTGGCAGATGAGTACAGTAGCTGCATCAAGGAACTCCTGCACTAATACATGACCATACTCATCTGCATTCACGTCACTATGGTCAAACGTGACGATGCGTTTAACGCCTTGGTCATTGAGCATACCCACCATAGTCAGTGAGTTATCAGGCTCAAATGGGTCAAGGTGCATCTTACCATCACGCTTGGTGACGGTGTTCTCTACATCAAGTGTTAGTTTCATATTTGCTCATCCTTACTCTTCCTGTCAGGGTTAATGGAATC